CTTTAAGCTTACCTGAATCTATTAAAGCATCAATAACAACTTTTTGTTCGTCAGATAAAGTATCTGGATTTAAAGTTTTATCATCTAACTTTTTCTGTAATTTTTGTAGCGTACTCATAATTATAAGTTAGGAAACATTCTGTCGAAGTCTTCCTCAGTCATCTCCTCTACCTTTTTTCTAAGTTCATCAAATTTATTACTTTCAAAATCTCTCATGGTATCTAGTGTCATACCTTCAGGTAATAAACCATAAGCTTTTCTTTCATTTAATAAGTATTGTGAAGATCCACCAGCTCTTTCATACAATCTTTCTTGTTGTTTAATATCATCAAGAATAGTTTCTGCTGTAGCTGTAAGTGATGCTATAACGTTTCTTTCACCTCTTAGAAGTGGGAATACTTTAACAAGACCTTTGGCCATCTCAATATCTTTTTGAGTTAACCTGTCTTTTGCTTTTAGTGAGTTTGCTAATTTATAAACTAAGACTGTCTCGTTAATTGCAAGTCTTTCATAGTCTAGTGCGTTACCACCCTCTAATCTTTTCTTAGCATTTGATAATGCGCTTCTTCTGTTTTTCTCAAACGTTCCTAAACTTGTATTTAAATATTTCATTGCAGATTGTTTGTCTTCGAATTCACCTGATGCTACTAATGCAATAGCTGCTTTATTTTTTTCTATTTCGAATGCTGCTTTACCTGCAGTTCTTAATTCACTTGTACTATCACCACCTATCTTAGCAAAATCAAATACATCTCCTAATGCTTCTGTGATACGGCCTCCGTATAATCCAAGAGCACCAGTCACACCGGCATCTGCTTCACCTTTTTCAATGATACCTAAACTTCTATTAATCAAGTTTACGGCTGCATACTTACCAGCAATACCTTCTGCAAGCTCTAATGTATTCTTGTTAGCATCATCATTGTTAATAAAGTTCAGTGATGGATCTACTGTTTGATAAATGTTAACACCATTTTGATCTACTTGGCCTGTAGCCATCTGTTTTGTTCCATCTTTTAATATTCTACCAGGCACGTTTACAATTCTACCTTCTTTGTTAGTCATTTGTATAACTCCAACTTGTTCAGTGTCAGGCATTTCATAAGCTTCATTCTGAGCTTTTAAGAAATCAGATTGGAAGTCTAATACTCTTCCTAATAAATTATCTCTAATCTCATCCTCTTTCATCTTAACCATAACCATGTTGTTTACTGCAGGTCCTAGTGCAGCTCCAAATACTTCCATTGCACCACCTATACCACCTTTAGTTGTTTTACCTGTTAAAAGACCTGAAGCTAAGTTTGTTAGAAAAACTAAATTTGCATTAGACCCTTTACCTCTTCGCATATCTTCAACCATTTTTTGAGCTTCATCTAATTGTATTTTTAATGCATTACCTTGTAAGGCAGATGTTTTGTCAGCTTCATTAATAACTTCTTTTTTACCTTTACCTGTAAGATCTTTTTCTGTTAATTTTTTATCTGTGACTATTAAAGAATTAACTTCTGGTTGTTTAGGTTGATTTACTTTAGCTCTTTCAATGGCACTTGCACTGTCTCCACCTCTTCCACTATCTACGTTAGCTGCATTTGCAGCAATTTTAGCAGTGTCAATTGTTGTGTCTTTACCAAGTTTTGTTGTATTGTCAGGCTCAGTTGCTATATCTACTTCTCCGGTGTCCATGTTCTCGTAACCTCTTTTATCGGACTCACCTATTTTTTCTTCTATGCTTTTACTTTTTTTTAATTTTTTATCTAATTCACCTGGCTTGATATCTCCAAATAAATCTTTGTCAGATAATCCATCTCCAAAGTAACTAAATGCTTTTGCATCTTGCTCTTGTTTAAACTTTTTGTACTCATCTGGAGACATAGCTTTTATTCTTTTTCTTTCTCTGACTCCTGCTTTAACTAATTCACCTGTTCCGTATCCGATACCAAGTGCTAATGTTGCTGGTAAAAATCCTGTTGATAAAGCTGCTGGTGCATATCTAAGAGCTAATGCATTCAAACCTAAACCTGTACTTACGTTTGTTGCTTCTCTAACAAATGGATTTATGTTATCTCCTAATGTAGAATCAGATAGACCATAGCCAAAACCAAATGCTGGAGTACCAATAGCTCTTATACCTCTTTTTATTATTCCGGGTCTAACTGCTGGAGGTGGTGGTGGTGTGTATGATGGCCCGACCATTACACCAGTATTTGCTTTGATAGGTTTAAGATGACCTTTTTTTAATGCAGCACTTCTGAAAATAGGACGGTTTAATATTTTGTTTATTGACATTAGACCTCCTATTTAGTTGTATTCATTCCTTGATAAGCTGCAAATGCTCCTATACCTGTACCTGCTGCTTGTGCAAGAGGACTTGTAGTAGGAGCTGTACCCATTGTAACTCCTGACTGTGTTTTAGGTCCTGCTGCATATAAGTTAGCTAAGAACTCTGCTCTTTGATAAGGTTCGTATTGTTGTTGTAATGTTGACTGTCTTTGTGCGTCTAAAACATTTTGTGCTAATTGCCTTTGAACACCACCAGCTGCCATCAACTGATTTATATCTTGTTGAGCCATAGCCTGTTGCTGTTGACCTAAAGCACCTAAATTTTGACCAGCTGCTAATCCGACCTGCTGTTGTCTTTGTGCTGCACCAAGTGCAGTGTTGAAACCTTGCATTTGTGCTCTACCCATAGCATCCAAAGTTCTACCTTGAAGCTCTGCTTGTTGCACACCTTCTCTTCCACCACCAAACGCACCTGAGCCAACAGCTTTTGCAGCTAATTGATTTTGCATTATTTGACCTTGTCTTGCAATTTCATCTGTTACATACGATTGATATGGATTTAAATATTGTGCAATTTGTTGTGCACCTATAGGAGCTGCTGCTCCTTGAATTTGGGATATACCTTGACCAACAGTTCCTGATCCAACACCTGTAGTTCCCGCAGCTGTTATACCTTGTTGCTCTAATGCACCTAAACCTGCAACTTGAAAGTCTGGAAGATTTACTGGTTGTTGCGCTACTTGACGCGCAATATCCATCAACTCTATTTTTCGTTCCTCTATACCAGGAGCTTCACGAACAATTGAAGTTGTTGTTGATGGTGTGCTCGGTGCGCTTGATCTTCCTCCTCCAAAAAAACTCATATTAAATCCATTTCTCTAGTTGTACATGTTTCTTTTTCCAGCCCCATTTTTTAGAAACTTTTTCCCAACCGGGTCTGGCCATTATGCTAAGTCTTTTACATTTATTTACTGTAGCAAAATCAGTAACGCTCTGAATTAAAGAATCTTCCCAAAGGTCTCTTCTTTTTCCAGTGCAAATAATAATTTCATATTGATTATAGTTTGGCATTTCTGCAATACGTCCAACACAAATACCAAATACTTTATTTTCTTCAGTCTCATCAGATCCAAACATTATCCAACATTGCATAGTGTCTTGTTTTAAATTGTTCATTACCCAAGATGAATCTGCATACTTACCAGAAAATACCAAAGCTTCAGCCACCATAAATTCAGCTAGAGGCCAAAATCTTTCTATGTCTTTTGGCTCAAGTGGTAGGATGCTTACTAGAGGTTTAATTTGTTTTTTGTTTGCTGTCGCCATTTTTCTCCTTCAATAAATCAAATACACGTTTGTATCTTGCTTGTTGTTCGTAGAAATATTTGGCACCTTTTTCTCTTAGATCTTTCATACTATTTGGATTTCCTCCAGCTATGATTCCAGCACCTAATACTCCATCTGCTCTTGTCACAAACTCACCGTCTGCTAATTGAGCTAACATTGTATCCTCGTCTTTATCACCAACTCCTGCTCCGTCCTCTACATAACCTGATGCTCTTACATAATTATTTGCATCGTTTTCATCATGAGAAACTTTTGATGGAAGATAGTTTATACCACCTTCGTTGAATTTTTTTATTTCAGCTAAACCACCTACTCTTAATCTTTGAACGTCCATTGAGTAAGCACCTATTCTTCTGTCATCTTTTCCTTGTTCTTCAGGTGCATAAACTTTTTCGTATTCTTTTTCTTGCCCTGTAGCTGGATCTATGTATGTGTATCCAGGTCTCTTATCTCTAAGTGTAAGGTAACTCATGTTATAACCTGGTGAATAAATATCTGTTGGTTGATTATCAAATGCACCTAAGCCATATAAACTTAAAGCTAGAGCACCTGATACCTTAGCAGGATTGTAAACCATTTTACCTTTATCGTTTTCTGATTTTAGAATATCAAGTAATGATCCACTTCCTTTTTTCTCTTGTTGTTTTTTTAAAATTTCTAACGCATCTGCTTGAGAAGTTGTTCCAATATCATCTCCTGGTATTGGGTTCCTTTTTGGAATAAAATTTGCAGGACCAGTAGTCTGACCTGGCAACATTGATAATGAAGGATACTTCATGCCTAATTGTGAATAAGGAGTAAAATTTTGACCCATCATATTCATTCCTGTTGCTCCTAGTTGATAGCCTCCATATGCACCAGTAGCAGCTCCAAGTAATCTTCCTATTCCGCTTGCACCTGCATCTTTGGCACCTCTATAACCTTGATAACCTCCGTAGGCTGCTAATGCGTAGGGTAAGAATTGTAACATTTAGTATATTTCTCCTATAAAAGATCTTTAATGTATAATATTACCATTTTACTTAGGTAATATCAACTCGTCCGCAAAACGACCTTCATACTGATGTTCTCCTATATGTGCTATAGGGTCGTCAATAAAGGCAAAACATTGACCACCTATGTCTCTCCATAATTTACAGAAAGCAAAGTCTTCTCCAAGATATGTCTTCTCAACAGGATCATGTAAACAGTCAAAGAAGTTCCACATGTGGGGTTTAGTTATATATTCTCCATTTATAACGGTCTTTTGTACGATAGCTTTTTCAGGATATTTTTGTATCAGTTTATCAAATACGTTTCTTTTTATAAGCATACACCCAGTAGGACTATGAGTTACCTCGATAACACCTCTCTCTACGGTAATGTCTTTTTCATTTGCTACCTTCATTGGATATATATTAGCCCATTTGCCAAGCTCTTGAGGGTTTTTAATTTCACCCTGTTTAAACTTCTTATAAACTTTATCCCAATTAAATGTCTTCAAAGGGTAAGGTATTGATATGATATCTTTGTCTCTATCAATCATTTTAAATATTGATTCAGCATTAAACAATATATCCGAATCAACAAATAGCATGTGTGTATATTTAGATGATAAGAAACCAGATACACATAAATTTCTACCTTGTGTGACTAGAGAAGATTTCATTATCTGAAATGTTACTTTAACATTTTTCTTCATACAAAGTTGTTGAAATTCAAGCAGTCCTTGAGTGTAATGTATTGAACATTGGTCATGAACAGGAGTTGCAACAAATATAGAATAAGGTGCTGTATCTAATTTTAATTTAAATTGTTGTGTTTGTTCGGTGTCCGTTTTCCAAAGTGGTGTAACTGCAGCAACTTGATCCGGAATCTTAGGTCTAGGCTTTATGCTCACTAAGTGCTCCTCTCAAAAAACCTTCCCACTCTGCACCCTTCTTTTGCCAATTGTAAAATCTTTTATAGAACTTTTGCTGTTCTTCTAAATGTTGTTGTATGTGATCTTCATGTAAATATTGTGAAGCTACTATGATAGCCGCTGCTGTATCTTTAGCCATCTGAAGGTAATTATCTGAGTAGTTGACATATACAGGCCACTCAGCACATGTTTCATATAAAGCTCCGTAGTTGTTAGTAATTACATGTACCCCTGCAGACAATGCCTCAAGTGCTGAAGCACAAAAGGTTTCTTCAAATATACTTGGATAAACGTACAAATCGTAGTCTGTCATATGCTCAAGAATATATTCATTTGATTTGTAACCAATATAATTCACATTTGGTAATTTTTCTGCTTGTTCATAAAGTGGTTTAAATTGGTCATCGTTGTTCTTTTTAAAATCATCACCATAAACCTGTGTAGAACTATACACATCTAAAGTAATATTTGGATCAGTAATATCTTGCATTGCTCTTAGCACCACATTTAAACCTCTCCAAGGTGTATTGTGATGTAAAATTTTTATCGGGTCACCCTTTTTATAAATTTTACGTTGAGGAAAACTTGTACAACCATTCTTTATAACAACAGATTTATCTGCTGGTATATCAAAAAAATATCTAAACTTTTCATAATTCCAATGACTATTGAATACATACCAATCATAATCGTTATGATTTTTTTTATTACCAAAGAACTCTTGGAGGTTTGGTTGGTCGTATGAATTCTTTTGCCAAAGAATATTTATTTTACTTGCATCGATAGGAACTTTGCCTGGTATCGATGTACATATCTGAAATTGATCTAACAAATCCTTTGGAACATGTTTGTTTAACATCTCCAACTGAAGTTCAGTTGCGCCTCTAGGTTTCATTATTTTTTAGTTTTGCCTTGCAGTGTAAGCTTAGCTACAGTTATCTCCAAGTCCTGTCTAAAATCATCAGAAGTAGTATCAGTATTGGGATCAGCAACATCAGCATCAAAAGCAGCTTTATCAGCATATACTTGTCCCGTCCTTTTATGTTTTATGATTTCTTTTGCTTCTGCAGGAATTTTAGGTAATTCTGCCATTGTTCCTCCGTTATGTTTTCTGGTTTAACACGTGTTATTTTATTTACTTTTTCATTGCTATCATTACTTTCTACAGTATCTCCTCTGGAAAGTAAATTAGCAAATTCCTCATCGGTAGATCTATTCAACTCTACACAAAGACCCATCATCATATTTAAAAAATGCTTTCTATTAGCATTTTCTATTTGTATATAACCGACCTTATTTATCTTGGCTATCTCTTCATCATTGAAAGCAAAATATATACTAGTATTATCACCTTTAATTTTCATTGTCCTCCTGTGTAACATAATTAAAATTTATCACCACCCTTTGTTTTGTATTTGTTTGAGATACAGATGAGTGTTTAAGATTACTATCAAATATAACAATTCTATTAGCAACTGAAGGCACAGTTTTATTATCGAATTGTGTGTATCCGTTGTTCGTGTTCACGTAGAATATAGCTGTTTTTATATTTTTAAAATCTATATGTGGCACAGACTTAAGTTGTTTTTCTGTTCTTGTGATAAGATTTGCTTTTATTCTTTTTAACATAAACATATTTAGTTTATTTAATATTGGAAACATAAGTGGTGCAAAATTTGAAACAAATGTGCAGTCCTTGTATAGCCCGTGTATAAACTGAAACCTGTCATCACCACGTTCAGATATTGCATCATTATAAAACCACGGAAACTCTTCTCCTAAAAATGTTTCTGCAATAGGTTTGAATTCCTCGTCACTAAGAAAGTTGTCTATAATTTTCATACGTCAATAAAACCTATATCAAAAGCCACAGATATTCTAGGTGTTTCAGTTAAGTTAGGTTTAACCCAATGTTTTAAATAGGATGGAAACAAAATAAAGTCATTAGGTTCAGGTTCAATTTCATATTCATTTGTAAAGTCGTCATCAAAATATTGATCTAGTTGGCTCACTGGTACAAAGTCATCTCTACCCCTAAATACTAAATTACCAGAACCCTTACCACATTGAACATACCATATACCAGAAAATTTATTTTGATAATTATAATGCATATGCTCTATATTAAAATGATTTTTCATATTCATATTAATCCAAAATCCGTTTAAAGTTATTTTAAATTGTTTCTTTTTTTGTAAGGTATCAATATACTTTGCACATTCTTCTAATATTTTTATTGATAGTTTTTCATTTACTTTTGCATCGTACTTATTAGTTTGCAATCCACCATGGTTACTTTCAATTCTAAAATTTTTTGTGTGAATACAATCATTAACCATTGTCATGATTGACTTATTTAATATAGGTTCTTCTATCTTACCTTTATAGATTGATGTTTTAAGTATGTTTTGAATCACTAACGTCCTTGTGAGTTGTACTTCTTATAACTCCGTTTCTCACTTTTGTTAAGGCTTTTCTTATGACGTCTTGGACGTTTACGAGGCTTAGGTCTTGGTGTGAAGTTTACAAACTTTTGTCTAGCCATTTTCTTGTGATCTATCTATTAGTGCATAACTTATTGCACCTTGAATTTTACTGCTACCTGTAGCAGCTGTTACCGTGATTGCATCTCCTGCTTCAAGGTTAAGACCCTGTGGA